CTTGCTTCACGGTCGCTTGGTAGGCCGTGTTGAGCGCGGTGCCTTTGGTGAAGATGTCGGGGAACAGGTTCTTGGCTGCTTCGACGGCCGGCTGGCGTTGGGCGAGCCATTGCTGGCGCGCGGGGGCGTGCAGGGTCAGAACGTCGTCTGCTTTGAGCAGGTATTCTTTGACGGCGTCGCTGTCTACATAGACCTCGCTGCCGTCTGGACGCTTTACCGTGGCGCCGTCGCTGTTCTTTAGTGCCCAGCGGCGGACTTCCTGCGCGCTTTTGACCTTGGCCTGGAGCGCCTCCTCGGTATCGACATCAGCCAGCGGGTTCTCCGCGGAGGGCTGAAGGACGGGGCGGCTGGCTTCGTTGACCTGCGCCTCTAGTTCGGCGAGCTTGGTCTTGGCCGCGCTGTATTCGGTCTCCAGCGTGGCGGCTTTTTCTTCCGCCTCTTTGCGCTTCGCCGTTAATTTGTCGATCCGTTTTTGGATCTTCTCGGGCGCCGGGGCTGGCTGGTCGTCCTCGTCGTCCTCGGACTCTTCGTCCTCGGACTCCTTGGCATCTTCATCTTCGGATTCCTCCGCGGGCTTTTCAGCCTCGGATTCATCCGACTCGTCATTGTCAGAGAGCTTTTCTTCTTCGGCGTCGGTCTTGGGATCAGCTTCGGTCGGCGCCAGTTCATCTAGCCCGACTAGTTTCTCGCTGATCGACATAACGTCGAAATCTTCCACATCTACGGCCGGAGCCGCGTCATCTGTCGCCATGAGCTTAAACCTCTCAAGTAGGAACCAGGCAGAGCGTCTGCCAGTCCGATCAAACCGGTGTGCCATGCGGGCACGACTCAACTTTGATACATCAATTATCTCACACTGCTGTACAAATGTCCAGCATTTTATTTGGGAAGCGTAGAAGTCTCTTTATACGAGACTACCGTGTCGTGGCGTGCAGAGACATTTGCGGAGAGGCGCGTGCAATGGGTCCATGTGAAAACTGGATGGGATGCTTTTGGAGCCTTTAGGAGAAGTGGGATAAAAATGACTATAGCCCTGCACAAGTGATGTCACTTTGTGTCACCTTTTGTGCGGTGTTTTTGTGACAAAGCGTAGGATAGCACGCGCCGAGTTATACGTTTTGCAACGGTTTGCCGGTGCGGATGAGCGGCGACTTGTAAGAAAAACAGGGGTGTTTTTCTTACAGGTTTCGTTACAAATACAGGGTTGTTTCTATAACAGGGTTCCCGATCGGGGATAAATACCGAGAAAGCGGCTGGATTATACCCGAAAGGGTGCGAGCGGGAACATGGCTTTACACTAAGCGGGCCAATGTCGCGGGATGCGTACATTGGCGGCAGTAGTTCAAACGTGGCTTGAACTATTGCACAAAACCTACTCCAAGCGGGAGGCTTCGGTGCGGCACTGCTCGAGGGTGTCCCACAGTTCCTGCAGCGCGTTGAGCTGGCCGGCGGCGTGGGCCAGGTAGCCGGGTTCTTTGGCGGTGGCCATGGCGGCGACCAAGGTGCTGGCGTCAGCGATCCGGTCCTGCAGCTCAAGGACAACGGCTAGGTAGGCGGGCGGCGCCTGGTTGCGGGAGAAGGCGAGGGCGCCCTCGCGGTCGAAGTCTTCGCTAACGGTGTAGAGGTCAGCGGGGATGGTTTTGGTTTTTGTGAACATAAGGTGTTTGCTGTTTGCGAATGGCGAATTAGCCGCGGCGCATGACGATAATCTCTAGGGCATGAATGGCGTTCTGCAGGTGCGGGCCGCATTCTCGGCAGGCAGGGCCGAGGTGGGTGTCGTGGCCGTGGATGTCTTGGATGCGCACCGGCTTGGCACAGATGCCGCAGCGCGGGATGTCACTGCCGCGGCGTTGCGGGCGCAGGCGGCTGGGCGGGGCTGGCGGTGCCTGAGTCATTTGCGGAAGCCTCCAAATATCTGAGAAAACATATCGGCTCCGGTGTTGAGACCGCTGTGCTCTTTTGCGGCGCTGTAGCCGTCGTTGAATCCTGCATCGTAGACGCGCTCAAAGAATCTGCGCAGTCCCGCGCCGGTAAAATGAGGGTCTTCGGCGATGTATGCGCGGAGGGATTCGCTCATTCTCGCCCCTCCATGCGCCCAAGCACCTCAGTCTCCCCAATAGTGATTCCCCCCTGCCTCATCCCCCGCTTCACCGCCGCGCTAATCTCATGCAGCGCATGGAGCATATTACCCCGCTGGCGCGATAGCTCCCAATAGTTCTCGTTGGAACTGGCCTTGAGCTTGGCGATCTCTCGGCGCGCCTCCTCAAGCTCTTGCTTGGTGTCCTGCAACTCTTGGCCGAGGATTTTGTTATAGTCCTGCAGGATGTTGTTCTGTCTCGCCAAATCAAGGGAGCATCGTAGCTGCTTTCGCAAGTCCTCCCGCAGTTCCATTAGCTCCTCGGCTTGGCTGAAACCCATGAGGGCTGGTCTTAGCCGCGCATTTTCTTTCAACGCATCGTTGAGTTTCCGTTCCACCTTCCGCGCATCCTCAATGGGCACAAAGCCAGTTGGTCCATCGTAGTAAAGCTCTGCAGCGTCAATTTCTGGGGTCATTTCGCCTCCCTCCATTTTCCGACAGTGAACGTTCGCAGGAATGCCTTGGCTCGCTGTTTTGCTGATGCGTGAATGCAGCGAAACTGCAAGCTGGGCATTAGGCCCGTTTCCTTGCCAACGATAGCGACCAAGTGCGTGTCGTATACGGCTTGCCTGTCTTCTGGAATACGCATCTCGGCTTTGTGCATAGCGTTGAGATCGTTGCAATAGTTTGGAACTTCTGTCTGCCCATACATTAGCTTTCCACCCTCATTGACGATTTCGGTGTCCGTCCACCCACACGCTTGCGCGATGGCGATGTTGATTTCTGCGCTGGTCATTTCGCCTCCTTTTGGATGTCTGCCAGAGCCTTGCGAGCTATCTGCAGTCCCGTCCAATTTATGCTGTCTCTGTCCTCGGTGACTCTACGGCTGATGGATTCAGCCCAAAAAACACACATCTGCAACGCCTCCTTGTAAGCATCCCTCTCCCTCCGCAACACACACATGGGGCGACTGCAGGAGTCCCCGCAACTGTGGATCGTGGAGGCTTGGAGGTCGTCGATAAGCCTGTTTCGCTCCCGCTTTAGTTCACAAACTTGTTTGTGTTTAATTCTGGCGTTTTCACACGCATCTTTCCATTTGCTATGCCAATAATCCTGTGCAGCTTGGATCTCGCAAAGTCGTGTTTCGGTCTCTTTGCGAGAACGCTCCCGCTGATCGATGGCTTCGTTGGCGAAATCCAACTCGATCTGCAGTTCCTCGACCTTGCGCTGCAGGGTGTTAATTTCCTCTCTGACGAGGCATTTGTCTGACCTGTAGACGAGTTGTTCTGGTTCGTCTGCGTAGCCGTAGCTCCCGCAGGTAAACCAAATACGCGCTGTGGTTCCGTCCAGTTCTGGTGATTCTTGCGGCGAACCGCATTTCGGGCAGGTGTTCATCAGTATCTCCTTTGCAGGGTCTTGGTTGTTTGCTTGGGTTGTGCTTCGCTCCGTTGTTTCGGGCTGCTTCGGTTTTGGCTTTGGTTCGGGCGCTTCCGCCTCTTTTGCCGGCCTCACGGCGGGCCTGCACCTCGTCTTCTTTGAAGGTCGGGTAAAACGCCACGCAAAGCGCATCAGTAGCTGCCTCCTCCGCGGCTGCGCAGGATGTCGCCCTCGACGTTGATGGCGTCGGAGAGGCAAACGTAACGAAGCAAATCTACAAAATCCTTTGTCGCCCCTTTTTTTCCGTCTGCCGCGGTGTAGGTCTGCAGGCAGTAAATGAGGTTCTTGCAGTTCTCGCTGATGTAGAGCTTCGGCTGATTGCGGGAGTCCACCGGTTTTTCCGGGTTGTAGCTAAGGGCATCATTGATCATGCTCACGCCTTCATCAATGGAATCGCCCGGAGTTGCCGTGAAGAGCATGCCGAGGTCGGCCATCTCGTCGATGAGGGTCGTTGGGGATTCCTTGCCGAGCGTGCGAGCGTTGCCGTAGCGCGAATCCATCCATCTCTCAAAGACTTCCTCGCCGCCTTCGACGCGGAGGATTTCGTCTTTGTAGCGTTCCAAGCCGAAGCCGAAGTCTTGCTGCGCGGGTCCGGGCTTGCCGTCGAGCTTCTTGCCATCGGGCAGCGCCCACTCGCCGGCATAACCAATGCCTTCGATGTAGGAAGTTTGGTCTGGCCACTCGCGGTAGACCACAATGCGGCCGGACGTATCGTGAACCGTCCAAATCATCGCCCAGTTTTTGCCGCTCGCCGGATCGACCCAATGGTAGCGGGTGCCGTTCGGGACATCCGATGCGCGGATGACGTGGACCTTGGGATTGAACAGGGGGAAGCGGCCGCTAATGGCTTTGGTCGGGACGCCGTAGGCTCGGCAGAGGATTTTTTCTTTGGTCTCGCTCTGCAGCTCTTTCTTCATGCGGGACCAACCGGCCCAGGGATTGCTTTGGGTGTGGAAGTAAAGGATCGGGCGCTGCTTCGGATTGATCTGCTCGATGGGCACTTTGTCGTAGCCAGAGATCTCGCCTTTGTCGTTTTTGAGTGGGAGCAGCTCGGCGTCAGTGTCGGTGATGGTCTTGGCGCCGCTCAAGTAGTCAGCCACAGTCGGCGACCAGCCTTCCACCGGCGTGAAGGTCACAGCGAGCTTGCCGTTGCGGTCAACCAACCGGAAGCGGAGGGTTTCGAGGACATCCAGCGGGACCAGCTCGTCCGCCCAGGCAAAATCGATTTCGCCGCCCTCCAGCGTGCTTGGATCTTGAGCGTAGTTGCGGAAAATGCAGATCGATTGGTTCGGTGCAACGAATTTTGCCTCGGTGAATCCACCTTTGACGCTGTAGGTGATGTTCGTGACCTGGCCCTTGCGGGCGTTGCGCCATTCCGGCGGCATATATTTCCATACGCGGGGCTGCATTAGCTCAATGCTGTTTGGCGCGGTGGTCTGGAACAGCCACGCAACGGCGCCCGGCTTGGAATACATGATTTTGATAGCTTCCTTCGCCGCCCACTCCGTCTTTCCCGAGCGGTTGCCTCCAAGCACCAAGATCTCGCGGTGCTTTTCCAGCAACTCAGACGCGCGTTTCCACACCGGCGGGATGTAGCCATAGCGGAACGGGTCGCTGGCCTCGCGGGCGATCAGCTCTTCCCTCGTTTTTAAGTATTTCCAGCCTTCGTCGGCGCCCAGTTTTTCAAGCAAGTCGAGATCGACCCGCATAACAGGGTGCGGCGTGGGCTTGAAGCGTTGTGCGTGCTCGTTCATCCGTCATAGCACCCGCACGGCACATGATGCGGGTCGTGTTTGTCCAACCAGTCGAAAAGTTTGAGCTGATCGTCGTCCGCTTTGACGATCTCCGTCCACTTGGTGCCAAACGCCAGCCCTTCCTTTGGCCCTTTGACCTTGACGTTCTCCTCCAGCGCGACCGCCCGCTGGTAGTATTCCGGCGCTTGGTCGCGGAGGCGCAGGATTTCGCGCAGCTTCATGGCAGGGCAGAAGAAGCAGGAGGATTTGCCTGCTTGCGGGAGGCCGTGGCGGCAAATGGCATCCATGCACTCCTGCCTCTTCCACTGCCACTCGATGAGCGGATACCAGTAATTCTCGATGCGCCCCTTGCCTAAATCCTTGGTCGTGATCGAGCCGCCGCGATGACCCTCTGCAAAATCGTAACCGATAGCCTTGGTAACGGTCTTTACGCCTTGCTCGTCCATCCATTTCCGCACCCTTTTGTTTTGCGGCTCAACTTTGTATTTCATTGAGCAGGCTTTGAATCCGTAGGCGAGAGAAGGCAGTGTTTCATTGCGGAGGCAGTCGCCCTCCAAAGATGTTTGCTCTCCCTTGTAAGTCTTAAATACCGTCTCAATCGGCAGGCCAAACCACTCTTGGCACTTGTCCGACATAACGCGCAGATGCTCGTAGGTGTGCGGGAGTTCGCCGCCAGTGTCCGCAAAAAGGATCAGCGCAGGGCGGATGCCGCGCTCGCGGAAGCCGCAGAGCATGGCGGTGCTGTTGGTGCCGCCGCCGTAGGCTACGATGAGAGGATGTTCTGGCATGAATGGAAATGGGCGCCGGCTGGTTGGCGCGCGGCCCCTCCCAGAGCCGATGTTGTTTATGCCGAGCCGGCGCCCAAAATGTCCAAAGTCGGATTCTCTGCGCAGGCGAGCTGGTCGATGCGCGCGGTCAGCCACCGGCCGCCATTCTCGCGGCAGACAGTGACGTAATCGTTCTCAAGGCCACCCTGTGCGACAACGTAGAGGACTCGGCAGATGCCGATGCCGTCTACTTCGACGCGGAAGTTGTGGGGCGGCCAGGAGATCATATGAAAAAACGAGACAGGGCCACCGGCATTTCAGTGCCCAGACGCACATTGGAGCCAGTGCTGGTTAGCGTTCCCTGTCTGTTGACCGCTTCGCCTATCTTGCGAAAAGCCCCATAGGCTT